TCTGGTGGCTTTCCTTTGGGCGGCTTGCTTTCCGGCATCACACCTGTGTGGGCATCGGAAGTCGAGCCGTTTCCTATTATGGTCACTTCCAGGCGGCTGCCGTTCATGAAGCATTACGGCGATATCTCCCAGATGAACGGTGGAGAGATCGAGCCTGTGGACATTATCACCTTCGGTTCGCCCTGCACCGATATGTCCATCGCCGGCCGACGTGCCGGATTGGAGGGCAAACAGTCCGTCCTCTTTTATGAGGCAATACGAATCATCAAAGAAATGAGGTGTAAGACCAATGGAAAATATCCGAGATGGATCTGCTGGGAGAATGTCCCCGGTGCCTTCTCCTCAAACAAGGGTGAGGACTTCCGAGCAGTCCTCGAAGCAATCATCGGCGTTGTCTGCGAGGGCACCCAGGTGCCTATGCCTGAAAAGAACCGATGGCCCTACGCCGACCTATACATGGGAGACGGATGGAGCGTTGCGTACCGCACTCTTGACGCTCAATATTGGGGAGTCCCCCAGCGAAGACGTCGCATCTACCTTGTCGCAGATTTTGCAGGTGGGAGTGCCGGAGAAATACTATTTAAGTCCGAAGGCGTGTCTGGGTATTCTGCGGAGGGCTTCCGCGCGTGGCAAAGAGCTGCCCGAGGTGCTTCGCCTTGCGTTGGAGAGACAGGCCGGCAAGCAGCCTCTGCCTTTGACGGATACAACGGAGATCTGACTGGGGATGTGAGTGCGACCCTTGGTGTGAACTGTGGCATGAGTACCGGGCGAAACGGCATCGTGCTGAACGACCAGGGCGGCAACCGCATGGACATCACCGATGAGGTGACCTGTACCCTTCGTGCCGAATCGCACCATCCTCCCTGTGTTATGGATGCCCCGGCAGTCATTCCGCTGGAGCATCATCCCACTGACAGCCGAATCAAGATCGAGGAAAGCGATGCGATACAGACCTTGACCAGCCGTATGGGGACCGGCGGTAACAATGTGCCGCTGGTGATGTCAGATGAAGATGCCCCGGTTACGCTGAAAATCCGAAGCGGATGCGAAGGTGGTGGCAAGGGCGCTCTCCTCCAGGAGAATAAATCGGCGACCCTTTCCTGCAACAATGACCAGACGGTTTTTGTTCCGAAAGCCTATGGCATCTGCTCCAAGGACAGCAATGCCATGAAATCCGACAATCCCTACAGCGGTGTGTATGAAGCGGATACCTCACGCACCATTGACCGTGGCGGCGGCAACCCCACCTGCAACCAGGGAGGCATCGCCATCGTGGAAAGCTATGCTCTGCAAGGCTCCATGATCGGTCGTGAGGATAAGAACGGCCCCCAGGGCGATGGCGTGAATAAGGATGTTTCCTTTACGCTCAATACCGTAGACCGCCATGCCGTCTATGCCATGACCACTGGGTATTACGCCCAGGTGTCCAAGGAACAGGCACCGACCTTGCTTTCCAGGGATTATAAGGATGCCGCCATCATCAACGAACCTTGCTACGGCATTGACCGCTCCGCTTTTAACCAGGGTATGAACGCCCAGTTCAGCCCGTCCTTTGAAGAGGAACTGTCACCTACGCTGGTGGCGAAAGGCCCCGGCGCAGCCCTCACGGGATACACCGTCCGCAGGCTGACACCGACCGAGTGTGCAAGGCTCCAGGGCTTTGCCGACTGGTGGTGCAGTGACCTTGGGGTGGAGAACCCGTCCGAGGAGGAGATCGACCGCTGGGAATGTGTGTTTGAAACCTTCCGTCAGCTGACCGATACCAGCAAGAAGCCCAAGACCAGAAAGCAGATCGCCAAGTGGCTGAAGGACCCTTATGCCGATGCCGCCGAATACAAGATGTGGGGCAACGGCGTGGCTCTGCCCTGTGTTTATTTCGTCCTGTCCGGCATTGTCTGGGCAGCCGAAAAGGGCTGAAAATAAAGATGGATTTCGCTCAGAATTGACTTGCTATTTCATCGTTTTAGAGCAATATATGGTAGTACCAAAAGACAAGGAGGTACATACCATGACCATTCAAACAAACGCAACTGACCGCAAGAAGCTGGCGAAATCCATCGCCGAATTTACGGGGAACGAGATCCACTACATGGGACCCCCGACCTTTGCCTACGCTGTAGGCAATTACATCATTGACCGAGCCGGAGTCATCACTTCGGAGTCGGAGGAAGGAGAAGCAGAATTGAGAACCCATTTGGAAACCCAGGGCTTCCTGGACAGGGAGATTACGGAACTGGCGGTTTCGGTCCCTCTGATGGATATGGATGCGGAAGCCATGAAACGATTGGTGTTCATGCTCCACAGCAAGCAGTACCTTTTGAACAAGGCGGTTGGCTTGCCCTGCTTCGCCGTCAGCGAGGCTTTGGTGGAAGCCCTGGAAAACAACCCGCCTGCGGACAAGGCGGCGTTTATCGCCCTCTGCGCCGAACACGAGAGCAAGGGCATCGCTTTTGATGACGAGAAGGTGACCATCACCTTTGCCAGCACGGGCGATACCGATAAAGACCAGGCTTTTACCTACCTTGTCCCTATCATGGTGACAAAGGCAAAGGAAGCCAAGCGAATCAGCCCCAAGGAACTGAAGCCGGAGAATGAAAAGTATTATTTCCGCACCTGGCTCATCCAGCTGGGACTTGGCGGTGCGGAACCCAAAGCCTACCGCAACAAGCTGATGGCTGGTCTGAAAGGCCACTCGGCATTCAGAACTGATGAGGCGGCGGACAAATTCAAGGCTGACCAGAAAGCCAAACGGGCTGCGAAAAAGGCTGCTGAACTGGAGTCTGAGGATGAGTAAAATGCCCGTAATCTACACAATTATCCCGCGTGATATTTGTGTAGATTATGGCTCAGAATTAACTTGATAATATGTGCTTTTAGAGCGAATATGTCACTACCGAAAGGGAAAACACACATCGCAAAGAACCGAAAGGAAGGTACATATTATGAACGAAAGAACCAGAATCCAGATTGAAGAAATGAAGAAGCAGACCATCGGCGTTGAGGTCGAGATGTACAACATCACCAGAGAAAAAGCCTGCCGCACCATCGCAGCCTACTACGGCACGGAGGACACGGTTCGCTACCTCGGTGGCGGCTACTACGCTTGGGTTTGCAAGGACAACCAGGGTAGGGAATGGAAAATCACCAGAGACTCCAGCATCCACGCAGATTGCGATGAGGAGAAAACGGAGATGGGAACGCCGATCCTCCGCTACAGCGACATTGAGGACTTGCAGAAAATCATCCGCAACCTCCGCCACGCCGGAGCGAAAAGCGACCCCGCCCATATGTGTGGGGTCCACATCCACATCGGATTGGGCGAACACAGCCCCCAGACACTTCGCAACCTCGCCAACATCATGGCAAGCCACGAAAGCCTTTTGATTTCTGCCCTTCGCCTCGACCGCAACCGCATCAACCGCTACTGCAACACGGTCAACAAGGATTTCCTTGCCAAGCTGAATCGCAGAAAGCCCCAGACGATGGATGCCCTGGCAGACATTTGGTACGATGGTTACCGCTACGAAAGCAGAAGCCAGCATTACAACAGCAGCCGCTACCATATGCTCAACTACCACGCCTGCTTCACCCACGGCACGGTCGAGTTTAGATGCTTCCAGTTTGCCAACCCCAACGGGGAACGCAGAGGAGGACTTCACGCTGGAGAACTGAAAAGCTACATTCAGCTTTGCCTCGCATTGAGCCAGATGGCGATGATGGTCAAGACTGCCAGCCCCAAAGAACCCCAGGTTGAGAATCCGAAATACGCCATGAGAACCTGGCTCCTGCGCCTCGGCTTCATTGGTGACGAGTTCGCAACCGCCAGAGAGCTTCTGACAAAGAACCTGGACGGCGACACCGCCTTCAGACACGGCAGAAACGCCGCTTGAAGGATTTAGCCTCAGGCCCCCTTCCGACCGCTTCGGCGGTCTTAAGGTGGTAGGAGGGTGAACCCTTCAGAAAGGATGAATCGCATATGAAAGAAAAATACTACCTTGCATACGGCAGTAACCTGTCGATTGCCCAGATGGTGCAGAGATGCCCCTACGCAGTGTATGTGGGCAAGGCAACCATCCCGGACTACCAGCTTCTGTTCAAAGGAAGCCAGTCCGGCAGCTACCTTACGGTAGAAAAGAAGGAAGGCTCCAGAGTTCCCGTGCTGGTCTGGAAGATCACCGAATACGATGAAGCCAGACTCGACCGCTACGAGGGGTATCCGACCTTCTACTACAAGGACACCATGAATGTGGAAGTGTTCTCCCTGCTGGGCGATGTGAGCCTCGGTCGGGTGGATGCCACCATCTACATCATGCACGAAGAACGGAAACTGGGAATGCCGTCCCTGCACTATTACGAGGTCTGCCTGGACGGATACGCCCACTTCGGCTTTGACCCCAGCTTCCTGGAAAACGCACTCACGGACAGCGTGGGCAAGCGTTACGCCTCCAAGCTGCTCAAGGAGGTGGGTCTGAATGAGTAACGGATTCCCAGACCGTAAGACGGTGGAACGGCTCCGAAGGGAGTACCCAGCCGGAACCAGAGTGAGGCTTCTTGCGATGGACGATGCCCAGGCACCGCCCAAAGGAACGCTGGGGACAGTCACTGCGGTGGACGATGCCGGACACATCATGATGTCCTGGGATGGCGGTGGCAGCTTAAGCCTCATCCTTGGCGTGGACAGATTTGAGAAAGTTCCCACCATGAGCGATAAGGTGCGTGACCAGATACTGGCTGTCAGAGCCACGGGTCGCACCAATATGTTCGACACCAATGCGGTGCAGGTCATTGCCGATGAGATGCATTTCTACGATTTGGTGGTGTTCATCGAAGAACACAAAGATAAATACGCCCACTTCATTTTGACGGGCGAACAGTAATAACGATACGAGGGCAGCTCCGATTCTGGGGCTGTTTTCTCTTTACCGAGGCTCCGAAAGGGGTCTTTTTTGATGCCATTTTTGCGAAAGGAGGTGGGCTGGATGGCACAGCGAGGAAGAAAACCGAAACCTACGGCACTGAAAGAACTGGAAGGAAATCCGGGTGGCAGACCCTTAAACCATAACGAGCCGAAGCCTGCCAAGAAGGCTCCACGTTGTCCGGCTTGGCTGGAGGATGAAGCCAAAAAGGAATGGAAGCGTATGGGCAAGGTTCTGGAACAGCTGGGTCTGCTGACCGAAATGGATATGGCTGCCTTTGCCGGATACTGCCAAGCATACGCCCGTTGGAAGGAAGCCGAAGAATTTATTACCCAGCACGGTACGATGGTGCGTACCCCCAATGGATATTTACAGCAAGTCCCGCAGGTTTCCATTGCCCAGACGAATCTGAAAATCATGCTGAAGTTCTGTGAGCAGTTCGGTCTGACTCCTTCGGCACGAAGTAGGATCGTGGGCGGTGAGGGTGCTGTTGACCCTACCGATGAGATGGAGGCTCTGCTGGGAGGTGAGGAATAATGTCCTACGAATACACACCTTGCAGGTTTATGCTCCCTACTTCCCACTACGACAAAGCTAAAGCTGACCGTGCCGTAAAGTTCATCCAGAACTTAAAGCACACCAAGGGCAAGTGGGATGGTAAGAAGTTCATGCTGCTCCCCTGGCAGGAGCAGATCGTGAGGGACATCTTCGGTATCGTCCGGGCGGACGGCAAGCGGCAGTTCCTCACAGCTTATGTTGAAATCCCCAAGAAACAGGGCAAGTCAGAACTGGCGGCAGCCATCGCCCTGTATCTTTTATATGCTGATGGCGAGGCCAGCGCCGAAGTGTACGGTGCAGCCTGTGACCGTAATCAGGCATCCATCGTTTTCGATGTTGCCAAGCAGATGGTCATGAAAAGCCCAGCCCTTATGAAGCGGTCGAAGATTGCGGCGGCGACCAAGCGTATCGTCAACTACAGCAATGCCGGATTCTACCAGGTGCTTTCTGCCGAGACTGGCACCAAGCATGGTCTGAATGTGTCTGGGCTGGTCTTTGACGAGATCCACGCCCAGCCGAACCGTAAGTTGTACGATGTCCTTACCAAAGGCTCTGGTGATGCCCGTGAACAGCCTCTGTTCTTTATCATCACTACAGCCGGAACGGATAAGCAGTCCATCTGCTATGAACTGCACACAAAGGCTCTGGACATCATGAATGGCAGGAAGAACGACAGCACGTTCTATCCTGTGGTCTATGGTCTGGAGGAAGGAGATGACTGGAACGATGAAGCTAACTGGTATAAAGCGAACCCGTCCCTCGGCCATACCATTGCCATTGAGCGTGTGCGTGAAGCATATAAAAATGCCCTGGAGAATCCTGCCGAAGAGAACGTGTTCAAACAGCTTCGTTTGAATATGTGGACGAACTCCACGGTGGTCTGGATTCCAGAGCATATCTACGATAAGGGCAACAGCCCCATTGATATTGATTCCCTTGCAGGTCGTGATTGTTACGCAGGGCTGGACTTAGCCAGCACTTCGGACATCACGGCTTTTGTTTTGGTCTTTCCCCCACGCTCGGAAGATGAGAAGTACATCGTGCTTCCGTTCTTCTGGCTGCCGGAAGATACGCTGGAACTGCGGTGTCGCCGTGACCATGTGCTGTATGACGTCTGGGAACGCCAGGGGTATATCCACACCACAGAAGGAAATGTTATCCACTACGGTTTTATAGAACGGTTCATTGAGGACTTGGGTAAGAAATACCACATCAAAGAAATCGCCTATGACCGTTGGAATGCAACCCAGATGGTACAGAACCTGGAGGATGAGGGCTTCACGATGGTCCCGTTCGGACAGGGCTTTAAGGATATGTCTCCTCCGTCCAAGGAACTGTACAAGCTGCTGATGGAAGGAAGCATCATCCACGGTGGCAACCCTGTGCTGAAGTGGATGGCGCAGAACGTGGTCATGCGTACAGACCCTGCAGGAAATATCAAGCCGGATAAGGAACGCTCCGTGGAGAAGATTGACGGCATCGTGGCGCTCATCATGGGGCTTGACCGTTGCATCCGAAACGGTGGTGAGACCACCAGCATCTACGATGAGCGCGACATGATCATTTTCTAAAACTGAAAGTTAGGAGGTACAGCCTATGAATATCCCCATTTTATCCAAGTTTATCAAAGCGAGAGATAAGCCCAAAGACCTCTACTCTGGTAATGACTTCACATTCCTGTTCGGTCAGACTACCAGCGGTAAGCGTGTGAATGAGTTTACAGCCATGCAGACCACGGCGGTATATGCCTGTGTCCGTATTCTGTCAGAAGCCATCGCATCGCTGCCGCTTCACATCTACCAGTACAAGGACGGTGGTGGCAAGGAGCGTGTGTTTACGCACCCTCTGTATCACATCCTGCACGATGAGCCGAACACGGAGATGACCTCGTTTGTATTCCGGGAAACACTGATGAGCCATCTGCTTATCTGGGGCAATGCATACGCCCAGATCATCCGTGATGGTGCTGGCAGGGTCGTTGCACTCTACCCCCTGCTCCCGAACAAGATGGAGGTCTGGCGTGACCAGTCCGGCGAACTCTATTACACCTACACTCGCTATACGGAAGAAAATCCGAACTTCAAGAACTTAGGCACGGTGACCCTCCGCAAAGAGGATGTCCTGCATATCCCAGGTCTGGGCTTTGACGGTCTGGTGGGCTATTCGCCCATTGGCATGGCAAAGAACGCTGTGGGCATGACACTGGCTTGCGAGGAATACGGTGCCTCTTTCTTTGCCCACGGTGCTGCACCGGGCGGTGTTCTGGAGCATCCGGGAGTCTTAAAAGACCCAGCAAAAATCCGTGAAAGCTGGCAGTCGGTGTATGGCGGTTCCAGGAATGCCGGAAAGGTAGCTGTGCTGGAAGAAGGCATGAAATACCAGCAGATCGGTATTCCCCCGGAAGAGGCACAGTTCCTGGAAACGAGAAAATTCCAGATTAACGAAATCGCTCGCCTTTACCGCATCCCGCCTCACATGGTCGGCGATCTGGAAAAATCCAGCTTCTCCAACATTGAGCAGCAGTCTTTGGAATTTGTGAAGTACACGCTGGACCCGTGGGTCATCCGCTGGGAGCAGGCACTCATGCGTTCCTTGCTGTTGCCGGAGGAAAAGAAGAAATACTTCATCAAGCTGAATGTGGACGGTCTGCTCCGTGGTGACTACCAGAGCCGTATGAACGGTTACGCCACTGCAAGGCAGAACGGCTGGATGAGTGCAAACGACATTCGTGAGATGGAAGATCTGAACCCCATCCCCGAAGATGAAGGCGGCAATCTGTATCTGGTCAATGGCAACATGATCCGTCTGACCGATACCGCAGTCGCAGCTCCTACAGGCGACACAGGTTCAGACAATAACCCCAACAAAAACACACAAGGAGGTTCCCATGAAAAGAAAATTCTGGAACTGGGTGAGGAACGAAGGTGAGCCTGCCGTGCTGGTCTTGAACGGAGAAATCTCCGATGAGACCTGGTTCGGCGATGAGGTGACCCCGAAGCTGTTCAGGGCTGACCTGGACAAGTGTCAGGGTGACATTTCCGTCTGGATCAACAGCCCCGGCGGGGACGTCTTCGCTGCCGCCCAAATCTACAATATGCTGATGGACTATCCTCACAACGTGACGGTCAAGATTGACGGTCTGGCGGCTTCCGCTGCCTCTGTCATTGCGATGGCTGGTACAGAGGTGCAGATGTCCCCAGTAGCCATGATGATGATTCACAATCCCATGACCGTTGCCATCGGCGACTCCGCAGAGATGCAGAAAGCCTCTGCCATGCTGGATGAGGTGAAGGAATCCATCATGAACGCCTATGAAATCAAGACGGGTCTTTCCCGTGCAAAGATTTCTCACCTTATGGATGCCGAGTCCTGGTTCAATGCAAAAAAGGCAGTGGAACTGGGCTTTGCAGATAAGATCCTCTTTTCTGATAACAGCGAGGAAGCAGGAGAGGAAAAGTCTCTGGAGGCAGTGATGTTCTCCAGAAAGGCAGTCACCAATTCTCTGCTTTCCAAGCTGATGCCGGAAAAGAAGAACGGTACCCCTATCGAACAACTGGAAAAAAGACTGAGCCTGCTGGCTCACTGATTAAGGAGGAATATCACTATGAATAAGATTCTGGAACTGCGCGAGAAGCGTGCAAAGGCTTGGGAAGCCGCAAAGAATTTCCTGGACAGCAAGCGTGGCACTGACGGTCTGCTTTCTGCCGAGGATACCGCAACCTATGACAAGATGGAGGCCGATGTGGTGGCTCTGGGTAAGGAGATTGAGCGTCTGGAGCGTCAGGCGAACATCGATGCCGAACTGGCTCGTCCTACCAGCAACCCCATCACCAACCAGCCTGGTGCTGGCCGTGGCGAAGAGCCTAAGACCGGCCGTGCCTCCGATGCATACCGTGTGGATATGCTCAAGGCTCTGCGTACCAACTTCCGTCAGATCAGCAATGTTCTGTCCGAGGGCATCGATACCGATGGTGGCTATCTGGTACCCGAAGAGTACGACCGCCGTCTGATCGAGGGTCTGGAGGAAGAGAACATCTTCCGTAAGCTGGGCACCACCATCACTACCAGCGGTGAGCGTAAAATCAACATCGCTGGCAGCAAGCCCGCGGCTGCTTGGATTGACGAGGGCGAGGAACTCACCTTTGGTGATGCTAAGTTCGCCCAGATCAATCTGGATGCCCACAAACTCCATGTCGCTGTTAAGGTGACTGAGGAACTGCTCTACGACAATGCCTTCCAGCTGGAGAAGTACATTCTTCGCCAGTTCTCTAAGGCACTGGGCAATGCCGAAGAGGATGCCTTCCTCAATGGTGACGGTGTTGGCAAGCCTCTGGGTATCTTCGCTGAAACTGGTGGTGCTGAAGTTGGTGTGACTGCCGCTTCCGCAACCGCAATCACCGCTGATGAGATCATCAACCTGGTGTACAGCCTCAAGCGTCCTTACCGTAAGAATGCTAAGTTCATCATGAACGACCAGACCATCTCTCTGCTCCGCAAGCTGAAGGATGGCAACCAGGCATACCTCTGGCAGCCTTCCGTGCAGGCTGGTGAGCCTGACCGTCTGTTCGGCTACGAGGTTCTGACCTCTCCTTATGTGCCTACTGTCGAGGCTGGTAAGCCTGTCATCGCCTTCGGTGATTTCAGCTACTACAACATCGGCGACCGTGGCACTCGTTCCTTTGCGGAACTGAAGGAACTGTTCGCTGGTAACGGTATGGTCGGCTTCGTTGCCAAGGAGCGTGTTGATGGCAAGCTGGTTCTGCCTGAAGCCATCAAGGTTCTGAAGATGAAGTCTGCGTAATGAAAGGAGGCGGCGGTGATGGAGGAACTGCTCGTTAAAGTGAAGCAAAATCTGATTCTCGACCATGCGGTGGATGATGCTCTGCTGAAAGGCTACATCACCGCCGCTATTTCTTATGCCGAGAGTTACCAGCACATCCCGGCTGGCACCTATACGGAAAATGCCATGCCTCCGACCACAGAACAGGCAGTCATCATGCTTTCGT